ATTATGAAATTCGGGCAAAGTTGTGAGACCTGACCCAGATCCCTTATTGAATGAGGTAGTTCCTAGATCCAGATTCTCAAGCTTGAGCCAAGGAGTTCTAGCGTGCCATTGTACCGGGATCTCGAAGTCCCGACACTCTTCAATATCTATGATACGACTATAAACCTCATTGACTTTGCCAGGTGTGCTCGAAGTGGCGGGCTCATACGTGACTCTGATCTTACCACGGTGCAGCGCTGAAGCTACGATTTGAAATCGATAAATTACAGTGCCGCGCCAATAGTTAAATAACATACCCACGTAGGCAGCGGGAGTCAAACAAGAGCGCCAAGGCGTGGTCGTGGAGTCAGTCTCAAAATGCTGAGGTGTGACATTAACAGAAAATAACACAGAATCAAGTCCATCGGTATCAGCCCAAGGCTCATCATGAATGAAAGATTCTTTCCCGCAGATGTAGGAAATAGCCATTTCATCGACAGCTGGGAGACCAACAGTTCTAGGGTCTATTGTAAGTTCTCGCTTCACATCAATTCCAATCGGAGTGATGGCCTCATGCGCATTAGTAACAGCCATGTTGCCAGCCGCGAATGCTTTATAAGGAACAATGTTGTCAATCACAGCAGGTCTTGAAAAACCGAAGGCCTTGGCAATGCTACCAGCCATTCCAGCAGCCATCTCCGTAGCTTTGGCAAAAGGACGGAACATAGGCACAACAGAAAGAGCGCCAGCAGCACGTTCAATCGCTGAAGCCACATTAGAGACTGGGTGTTCAGCAAATTCGGACTGAGCCTGAATGGGTCCCCACGAGCCATAGCCGGCGGCCGTAGGAGTACACAATTCAGCATCTTCCATCCATGCATAGATACGCACAACACACGATCCCGTTGTAGCATTTGCATGCTTCAATCTATTGAAAGTGTGAATATAGAATCTACCCATGTCTGTGACAGAAGTGGTGTGGGTAAGGTCAATCCAATTCTCTGGGCAAAAGAAGGGAAAAGTCATCTCTCCGCCTTCTCCTTTGGATGGATCCAGGAAGATATGGGGCAATTGTGTAAGCTGCATTCTAAAGCATTCACTAAGTTGAGCAGCTTTCGGGTGGATGCTAAGAGCCTGCCGTGGCTCATAAGCAACAATGAATCTTCCATAGAGAAAAGGATTACCCGTGATGGTGGCGCGAATCTTGAGATGACCTCTCAAGTGCTTAAAACCTTCCAAGCGGCGCTTGACGGCTGCATCG